TGATGGTTCTCTAATCCGGTGATTCGATGACAATAAACAACTTTATCCCAACTATATGGAGCGCAAAGCTCCTGGCGAGCTTGAAGAAAGACCAGGTCTTTACCCAGGCCGGTGTCATGAATAGGGACTACACGGGCGAGATTAGCGGGCAAGGTTCCGTAGTCAAAATCAATGGAATAGGCCCCGTCACTATCAGGCCCTATGTCAAGAACATGCCCATAGTGGCTCCAGAAACCCTGTCTGATGCTCAGACCAGCCTCACCATAGACCAGGCCAACTACTTCAACTTCGAAGTAGACGACATTGACAAGGCACAGCAAACCCCTAAGGTCATGGCCGGCGCAATGGCTCAGGCATCTTACGACCTGGCGGATGTGGCCGAGATGTACCTGGCGGATTTGCTCTATGATGGCGTTCCGGCTGGAAACAAGATCGGCACTGACAGCGATGCTGGCGCTATCATCCCGTCGTCCGTCTACGGCGAAGGAGATGTTGGCACCACTGCCTATGATTATCTGGTAGATCTCAGCACAAAGCTGAGTGAGGCCAAGTGCCCGAAATCCGGTCGATGGTGTGTCATCCCCCCCTGGTTCACCGGGCTGCTTGTAAAGGACCCCCGATTCACCAACATAGCCGCCTCGGGCAGTGCAGAAGCCCTGAGGAATGGCATAGTTACCCGCGTGGCTGGCTTCGACGTTCTGGAGTCCCTGAACGTGCCTGTGGTGGTCTCTGAAGGAAAGTCAAACAGTGAGATCATAGCTGGTCACAGCATGGCCGCGAGCTATGCAGAGCAGATCAATAAGGTGGAGGGCTACAGGCCGGAGGACTCCTTCAGCGATGCCGTGAAGGGGCTTCACCTGTTCGGTGCAAAGGTCGTAAGACCTACTTGCCTGGCTCTCCTGACTGCAAGGGCGGTGGCCTAAATGAGGCTCATATCCCTCATTTTAATAGGCTTTCTTTGCATGGGCCTGTCTGGAGCCGTCAGATCTGAGATAAATGCTTCTGTGGCCTCATGGGATGGTTCGGCTAATGTTACCTGGTTTGCCCTAAATACGGCAGGTCACTACTTAGACATAGCGGAGGATGGAAGGCAGGTACTCATAATCAATACCACTAACACCATATCTGCCTATGTCCAAAACATAACCATTCCTGCCGGTATATTTTGGCGTGAGGGCCTCGGAGACAAGCTCTTTCAACTGGCTACAAACCAGACCTATATTCTCGGACCTTTTGAGAGTTCTAGGTTTAAACAGGCCAACGAGACCGTGCTCCTCGACACCAATGAGACACGCGGCTCTGTTGCCCTGGTACTATTGCCCCGATGAGGGGCTAATATATTTTTAGGGTGGTGAAAAATACGGCCGATTACATAACCCATGATGATGCAGACGACTATTTTGCCCTAAGACCTAACTCAGAGGCATGGACTGATGCAGGTGTCACGGATGCAGATAAAGAGGGTGCCCTTCATACGGCTACTCAGGCTATCAACTGTCTAGGCTTGAAGGGCTGGAAGGTAGACCCGGCCACCCAGGTTAATCAATTCCCGAGATACATCCCCCTTGCCAGAGGCGGCATTATGGGTGATGGGGTGACAGTCCCTCAGGCCGTGATTGATGCGTGCTGTGAAGAGGCTTTAGAGCTCTTATCAACTGGTGGGAATGTTCGGAGGTCTTTGCAGGACCAGGGAGTGACCTCCATGAAGATGCTTGATGTCTCTGAGACCTTTGGCCCCGCAGCGGGACAGCCGGTCCTTATCTCCAGGATTGCCAAAGATCTTATCAGGCCCTTCATGGCTGTGGTGGTGCCTATCGTATGACCAGAAAGAGCCCCGTGCATGATTACCTTAAAAGCGTGGGCCAATATGCTGATCTCTGGAAGCTTTACCTCGGGCTTCCGGCTGATCCCCTGGTTCTAACCGATGCCTCACCAGCCGGTAATCATAAGGTCCGGATCTATGTTTGGCCTATCTCGGGACATACCGACTGTGCCGGAACCGTCCAAGTAAATGCAGAGGCACCGCTGGCATTTACTGAAGAGGGTTATAAAGACTCTCTGGCAACCCTGACCGCCACGCCTACTATTCATTGTGTAGGGCTTGATTGTGCCGTTAGGGTGGAAGCCATCACTACCAGCAACGCCACTAAAGCCCGTGGTACATGGACGAACTTCGCTTGTAAATGGAGCGATAAAACCAAGATGTACTTATCTAATACAGGAACTTGGACTCTATCAATTGGCGAAGTGGTAGCGGAGAGCGGTGAGCCCTGGCGTGAGACTGATTATATCGTCGGAGATCGCATTAGAAAGTTAGGTGCGGCGCTAGACTACACTATTAAGCGCTGCATTGTCGTCAAAGACCTGGATGAGGTTGAGCTTTACAGGGAGTATATGTTCTGATGCCCGAGCCCTTCCCGCCTACAATCCCACATAAGAAGGCCGGGCCCCTGGTCCCCCCTGCCCCAGACAATGAGGGCGAACTGGATCCAGAATTAAGGGCCTATATTGAAGACCCGGACCTATGGCAAGCCCTGCAGAAGGATGTCATTGAACCGAGCAGAAAAGGGCTATGGGCCTACTTTGTGGCCACTGTTGGGGCGATCTCATGGGCTTCTGGTGTAGGCAGAACCTCAAAGCAGTTAACCGGCAATTCAAAGCAGGGCGAGAAGTGGCAAGCCGGACCATCGTATGCCCGCAAATATTTTGATGAGAGAGGCGGGCAGCTCATCAAAGATGTCTCTGAGACTGACCGCAAACATATCAGGGCCTTACTCATCGAGCATTGGGGCAAAGGAGAGGCTCAGTTTGCCAGGGATATAGCCGGGGATTACCTACTTGATGCGAAGCGGGCTAAATTGATATATCGCTCAGAGATGCACAATTGCCATGAGGCCGGCGCCTTCGCCAATGCTCACTTCAACGGCGGGCGGTTCCGTGTCTGGATCAGCAATGGAGATAATGCTTGCCCAAAGTGCCGGGCCATGAACGGCGAGATTAGGCCGATCGATCAACCTTTCAGTGATGGCAATTATTATCCTCATAAACATCCAAATTGCGAATGCAGTCAATACATGTTCACCCAAACACCAACTAAAGAGCAACTGATAGATTGCAATAAGCTGAGTAAAGAGACCAGAAATGAAGACTTCGCAGCGCTGGATAAGTACGTCTCCATCACGATCAGAGATAAGCCCGAGCTAAACGTGAAAGGCCAACTCATGAAGATAGATCTAGGCAGCCCGGCCCTTCAAGAAAAACTTGCAAAATCGATCTACGCACTATCATAGATAACTATATATCTCTTTATGACATACGATTTGCAGCGTTAAAAAATGGCGGTCCCGAGATAGCGGGGCCTTTTGTTTAGCTCCTAAACCCGATTGCCAGAGATCTAAGTACCAATAAGACGGAAGGTTATCATGCCAATAGATGGTGGTATTTCAAGCATTGCATATGTCGTATTTAGCCTCGCTCAGCTAATCCTAGGGTCTATAAGCATCTATTCCCTTTTTAATGATGCGATAATCGCGGGGTTTGCTTTTATGATCCTATTGTACGTCTTTGGCTTCATTAAATCTCGGTATTTCGGAAGGCACAAATCTGACTCAACCTATTGAACTGAATTCGGCCTTTTTTTTGATTCTAGCTGGCTGGATAGTTGCCCTTTATATAATGCTTACATATGTTTCTGAGAAAATTTCACTTGTCGGGATATACCACAAATTGAAGTCTCCGGCGAATCCAAATGGAGAAAGCTTTTTCCATAAAATCGCGGCCATTAGCAAATGCAATTTCAACTTGACTTACCCATCTGCTGCCGCATATTTCGTCGTAATTAGAACGACCATCCCCGACATCACTGTAAATGACGCAAGTGTACTCTCGCTACTAGTAACACTTGCAACTCTTCTAGTTTTAAGAATACTCGCAAATCCCTGTGAATGCACCAAGCCCAATATATGCAGTTTTTACGAAAATAGTATCGAGGATGCTCTTCTTGATAGCAATAAAGAACGTGTTTTATCTTTCTTTTACGCCTTTATATGCACATCGATGATTTTAGGATTAATTGTATTATCATACGGTTTACTGAAGGGTGACACCGGTATATTCATTGGCACCTTCGATTTATTAAACTTCATGATAATTACAATATCATATTTAGTTGCACTTTTCATATTTACACTATTAGGAGAATTAATATTAAAATATTGCGTGCCTATCAGAAAAATTTAAGCTCCGTCATGAATATCGACTGTCCAGGAACTATGCGAAGATAAATATGCTTGCATAACTACAGCATAACACATGCCTCGCGTGACGGTCTCCCTTGCTGATTCAATCCTGATTAAAGCCGATGAAGAGGCGCATAAAAGCAGCTTATCGCGGTCTGAGTATGTGGCTAAAGCTATTGAATCATTTGTCACGGGCAGTAATCAGGCCAATTTAGAACTGCATAACGCTCAATTGGAGCTGAATAAAAGTCAAACTGAGGTTATGCAACTAAAGCGGCAAATAACGAAATTAGAGAATCAGCTTGCAGAGAAAGATAGGGTTATAGATTCGAAATCTAAAGACGTTATGCAGGCTGAAGAAAAACTTAATCTGAGTTATGCAGACGTTATGCAGGCCAAAAATGAGACCGCAAAATATGAGATGGCTCTTAAGGGCAAGGAAGATGAGATATCCTTTCTTCGCGGCCATGTGGCACAGCTCACCCAAAGCATCAGCCAATTGGCTCTACCACCATCGCAGGAAGAGGCCAGGGCTAAGAGCTGGTGGCGGTTCTGGAGATAAAATTTTATGTTAGATGTTTCGATCCTCTCAGGGATAGGTATTGAGATGGCATTAAAGCACTTACCAAAGCGATTAATCGGTTACCTATACCCTACAACTCGAATAGTTCAGAAGATAAAAATTGATCTCAGAGGCAATAATCCCATACAGATTGCTCGATTTGATATTCCTAAGATATCTTTATGGTTTGAGATCAAAAATCGTAGTCTCGTGGATCTTGTCTTAGATCGTATGCTGATCGAGATCCAGATAAACAGCCAGCCGATACTTTATGGTGCTATGCTAAGACGGCAAGAAATACCAAAAACAGATGACACTATTGTCTATTTTAATGAACTTCTTACCTCTCTACAACAGCAACATCTGCTCAGCAGGCGCGACAAAAACAAAATGATCGAGACTATACACGTAGATGTTGAGGCGTACTTTGAATTCAATTCGGAAATCATAAAAATAAATATAGGAAGTATCTATACCCAGAATGTTAAATGTGAACTTTAAGACATTCCTTCCACCATCGCAGGAAGAGGCCAATGCTAAGCATTGGTGGCGGTTCCGGAGATAGGGAAATTAATATAGGATGTATAATGAAAGAGGACTATGTCAAAACATATTGGAGAACTCCAAGACGTTCCCTTGGAGGATAAGTGGACCCGTGAAAAATATACATTATACGTCGATTGGAACGCGTCACCCGAAAAGATCGCTTCGGTGAGACTATCAAATAAAGACGAAGCAGGCAGAGGAATAATACCTAAACATGAAATCAAGATTGAAGGAAAGAACGAAATAGTAAATAGAACACTAGAAGATCTCACGGAGGCCCTTGAAGACCTCGAGTCTAAGGGGGAAAAGAGAGAATCAGAAATAATGGAAGATATAAAAAGAGGTTGTGCGCCGGGAGGATATACAAGCAAAGAGGATACACCAGAAATACCCCTTCCAGAGTACGGGCTGAAGGTCAGAAGAGCACGACAAGATGAGCAGAGATTTTTTTTCATTGTGAAGGGGACAGAGAAAGAAGATCCCGCGATAAAACCGCCATTTAAGATTGAAATCGTTGGGGAAGGAGCTTTCGTATCTGTTAGCATAGAGAATATTAGGCCACTTGTAGAAAAATTAAAGGCTATTTTTCAGTCGCCTTCAATGAGAGAATAGTTCAATTGAACTTTGAACTATTTTCTATCTATCTCTCTAATTTAACTATATCTTATATATCTATCTATATTTATCTACATCTCAAAGTAATCAGTATCATTAAACCGCGTAAATTCCCACGCGATTAGTGCAGGCCTTGAACCTAGATGAGAGAGACCCAAATTAGTTAAAGGTTCAATTGAACTAATTTTGATCTATTTTAAAGTCAAAACCAATTTACGCTTATCGCTATGCAGAGGCTTAGTATCAATATCATCTTTCATTGAAGCGATCAGCATTGAGAATAGTTCTTTGGAAAGGCGCATCTTCTGCCTTGCATCTTTCGCCAACATCTTGCCACCATTGGCTGCGAGCAAAGCCCTTAGGATCTCACTTCGATCTCGCTGCATAGGCTGTGGCTCGATCTTCTCCAGCCTCGCCAATCTTTGCCTATCATGGGCGATGTCCAAGGCCAAACGCTCTATATCCTCTTCCTGGTGGGCTCTGAGGTCCTGCAGCTCCAGAAGAATGGGCGCTGTGGCTTCTTGGATGATGGTCTTTAACTGAGATCTCGTTAAAACAAAAATAGGCTCTTCTGACGGCGATGCAAAATCTGCTTTGGGTGATAGCCCAAAGGTATTTATTTGCGTGGTATCCACTACTTCCATAAGGTATCCCTTCCCTACTCGGGAATCCTGGCCGGGTGTCGTAAGCACCTGGGCCAGAAATCATATTTTTAATACTATTATCGACTGAGATTATTGTAAATTATTATAAAGCTATGCCTGAAGTGGGAAAGACTGATATGCTTTCAGCTAGAATGTTATCCATGTTTATGCACCACATAAACACGAAGTTAGGCGGTTAGACCTTCTTCAAGAGGGCTCCGATCGCCTACCTTTACACCTTCGACTTTTCCAACAACCATAACCTTGATTATATCCCCTGGTTGTGGATTGCCTATTAACTCCCTCACAACCTGAGGGATGGTGATTCTATTCTGTTTATCCATCTTCGCGATTACTTCATACATGGCTATCAACTTTACTTTATGAGTATTTATACTTTATTCTGTTATATGATGAAAATGGGGAAACATTTATAAAGTATTATGGACTATCATATTATTGGTGCATAAACATGAATGGAAAGACCTTAATCCAAAGCCCAGTAACGCAAACAATCGGTAGTGGTAAAGCCCTTGCTCAGTATCTAGGAATCGAAGAAGCTTTGCCTCAAATCATTTCCCTGACGAACGGCGCGCGGCTAACCCTGAGCACAAAGAAGGACTGCTATTATTTCACAAACGCGAAGGGATGCTCCTGCAGGGCCGGGCAATTTGGGAAGGAGTGCAAACACAAGAGGGAGCTCCTCTCTTCCTCTTCGAAGGCGCAAGCGCAAGCATATCAGGCCCGCCAGAGAGAGCTTGTAGCAATGGCAAAGGGCAGCTCTCTACCAGAGCCCATAGAGCCCGCGAAGAGGCTGGCCAGGCCGCCAGAGGATAGCATCAGGCCCGAGGTTCCCGCCTTCAGGCCCTTCGATCTTATGCCAGGCGAGGAGAAGGGGACGGCATAAAATCATCACCCAAACATTTTTCATTAGATCTTTCAATCTTGAAACAAGATATGGAGGGATTTAATGAAAATATCGAGCATCGTTCTAGCGGCTTTGATATGCCTGCCCTTATCGGCTTCTGCGGTTCCTGATTGTGTGATTACCGGGCCGTATAATGTATCATTTGATTTTGGGTTCAATTCATATGATATCGTAAAAGATCCGATAAAAAATACAGAATCATTAGAAGGCGACAAGTATACAGTATATTCCATGACAATTTATAATGGAAGCTATCGAGATTCGGGAATTGCTATCATTGGTATAACTGAATTTGAAGAAGACCAAAAATTTCCTACAAACGAAGCTGCTGTTAAAACATTTAGAAATGCTTACACCGATGCTACTACACGTTCGATTGATGGCACCACTGGCACAATTACATCAACCGAAGTTAATAAAGATATAACAATCTATATGGCCATATATCATCCAACATTTAATCCAATGCGTATGAATGCGACTTTAATATCAAACTATCCATGGGACGAAGGCACCCTACAGCTCCTCAAGACCATTCATATCGAAAAGATAAATGCAACCGCCTGAAGCGTTACCACAAGCATCGGCCATGATAGAGGTCTCGCGATGTGATTACGAAACTTCGTAAGATCTCTCTTCTCTGAACATTTCATTCTTTTTTCGTAAGTTATTGTTAAACAGCTACAGAAGCGTTGCTTTGCTATATATATAGTTATCTATGAGTGTGGCTTTTTGCATATATATAGTTATCTATTTGATAAAGATCACAATCTTAATTTTACACAAATGGGTAAGCTTATAAACTTAAACTCCAACAAGTAATTATGCCATACAAGGGGGATCTCGGCTATACGCAGGTCCAGGGCCGGATATTGCGGACTGACGAAGTTAGGTTCTTTCGGATCATGGAGCAGAGAGGGCTGAATGTCAGCCAAATGTTGCGCTTGGTCGTCTCTGCTGGGCTCAAGAGTGAGGAATTTGATGAGCGGCAGCAGTGAAAGTATATCTATCCTGTATCATGAAATGCCTGATACTTGGTTAGCGGAAGCCAGAACAAGCCGAGAGAAAGAGAATGAGGAAATGAACCAATTCCTAGAAACTCTTCCAGAACTTCGTAAGGAGATAAATAGACTCAATGAACTTCCAACAGAACCAGCACTCACGAGACTCAAAGATGAACTTAACGCTATAATCAGGTCTCCCTTTATCCGGCCACGGAGTGCGGCGGCATTGAATCGAGATATAATCTGTGCACTGTTGGACATCGATATATACCGTCATAATTCCAGAAGCAAGAAGAGCAAGCGAACCAGGCCCGCCGAAGTATCTGAGGATGTAGAACAACTTAAGGAGATTGACACTCAGAACGTCTCTGAAGAGAGGGCCATGACTCTTCTTAAGTATCTGAAGGCCGATCCTAAGAAGGCGTTGCATACCGATGATTGTCGCAAACTCCTTTCAGAGGATGGCAAGATACTAAACCCGGAACTTGCCAGGCGGGCTATGAAAGTTCTGGACGATCTTTATCCAACTATCATTTATGAGAAAGTCGATGGGTCGTTCCGAGTGAGGATTAATGAATAATTATTTTTATTCAGTTTTAACAGGTGTGCAGTTGTGCAGTAAATTCTATTTTTCGGGGTCAAAACACCCCTTGTGCAATCAATCCCAGGATATCTATGTAGGAGGGAAAAACCAGAATCTTATGATTTAGTACATCCATACACAGATAGTATAGGTATTATATTATAGCTTATGTATTATATTAGTTTTGGCTGTATTATATATCTTTAATATATATCTTTAACCATGCAAACGTGAGCAAGGTATAGAGAGAAAGAATCTGTCTGCACATGGTGTGCAGAGAAATGAGGCAAAGAAAGAATGAGGTTCATTATTCGTCTAGGGAAGAGGGTTATCCTCATCTCTATTTTGGGAAGATGGCACCCGGCTTATCTACGTATTATCCTGAAAGGAAGTAAGGTGCATCCTGCCTTCGTTGCTCCTGAGGTTTGTGCCTGTCATGTAGATTAGTCGTTATCCTATGTAGGAAAACTATTCTATTATTTGCCCTTAAAGAGGAAAAATATATATACTTTCTAGTCTATAAAAGAATAGGCAACCATGAGACAATGCGCTATTTGTGGTCACAAAAAGAGAGCTGAAATTGAGGCGGCTATCATCGGTGGAGTGGGAAACTATCCCGCGATTGCCCGCCAGTATGGGTTAAAACTGGATTGCCTGAAAGATCATAAAAGGTATGGACATATCCCGGTCGCTTCCCTGGTAGCTGCTGAGGAAGATGAGGAGAAGCACGGCATTGATGTGGCTGATCTTCTGGCTGAGTGTCTGGAGATCAGCCTAGGCAGTGCGAGAGAAGCACGAGAGGCCAAAGCATTCTCCTCAATTGGCTCAATCATGGCCGTGTCTCTGAAAGTGGCTGAGATCCTATCCAAGACCTCACCAGGATCAGAAGAGAGCGGTTTGGATGTAATGCGAAAAGAGATGAAGGAACGGCGAAATGTGGCACTTACCCCCTGAAGATTCTAAGGCGTGTTCTGTCTGGATTGACTCACTTGAAGAGAGTGATATCAAGCTGGAGCTTCTGACCGGGGCGGTGCGGAGCACTAAGACCGTGGGCAGCCTCATAGCATGGGCGGATCGGGTGTCCTCAGGCCCTAAGAACGTAGGGAGATGCATGTTAGGCAACACTGAGCGCACCTTAACCCGCAATTGCATAGACCCTCTGACTGAGTTTTTAGGCCCAAAGAAATGCTTCCTTAATCGAGGTACAGGTGAGCTGTTCCTATTTGGCCGTAAAATCTACTTAATTGGCGCCAATAACATAGGAGCCCTGCCTAAGGTTCAAGGCCCTACGTTCTTGGATGCCTACTGCGATGAGGCGGCAACCTATCCATTTGAAGTCTTTAACATGCTGGTCTCTCGATTGTCTCTCCCTGGTTCTAAGTTATGGGGTACAATGAATCCCGGCCCGCCTGGTCACTGGATGAAAAAGAGATTCATTGACCGGGAAGATGACATTAGAGCTCGAGTATGGCAGTTCCAGCTCGATGATAACCCCTTCCTGACTGAGGAGTATAAGACCTGGTTAAAGAGCACTTATCAAGGTCTCTGGCGCAAAAGAATGATAGATGGCCTTTGGGCGATTGCAGAGGGAGCTGTCTTCTCTGCCTTCGATCCTGAATTACATACTACGGTTAATCTTCCCGAAGTGCCCATGAACCAGATGAGGATTGGAGTAGATTACGGCTCCATAAACCCAACAGTCTTTATCAAGTTATGCAGATATAAAAATAAGTGGATTGCCACAGAAGAATATTGGCATAACTCCAGAGAGCAGGGACAGAAAACTAATGCTCAGTATGCAGAGGCCCTTAAAGCCTTCATAGGCAGGCTGCACCCTACCAGCATAGAGATTGATCCATCGGCTGCAGCCTTCATCTTTGAGGCCCGGAAAGCTGGCATCCGAGGCATTCATGGAGCCAACAACGACGTAGCCGGAGGTCTCCAGAAGATCGCCCAGGCCATCGCTGCCGGCACTCTGGTAATAGGTGACTGCCCGCATCTTCTGGAGGAGATGGGCGGCTATGTGTGGGATGATAAGGCGGCTGCCCAGGGAATAGACAAGCCCGTAAAGAGTGACGATCACGCGATTGATGCACTTAGATATATAATCAATGCAATATATTGAGAAGTGAAATATGACCAAAAAACGCGATTACAAAAAAGAATATGCCGATTTTCACGGCACGCCGGCGCAAATCAAGGCCCGCTCACAGCGAAATGCTGCAAGAGCCAAGTTAGGGCTCGCTGTCGGAAATCCAAAGGAAGCAGATCATAAAAATCCTATTTCCAAGGGCGGATCTAATCGAAAAGATAATCTCAGAGCCGTTTCCCGGACGACAAACCGCAAAAAGGGCGCGGGCAAGAAATGATAGACGGTTGGTGGAACTATGGTAATCACGAGTTTAGCCGCATTTGAGGCAGGAGCACCCTGGCCTATTCCCTCGGAACAGGCGAGGATGGATCGATACGCAAAGAACGCATTGCTCTATGATGGCAAGCACGGGCAGGTATGGCCTGATCTTAACCCATTTGGGATTAATCACTCTGCTAAAGAAAGCTCCTTCAATGTGGAAGATTACATTGACCGGAATTACGTAGAGATGACCATCAATTTCTACAAGAGAGCCACCACAGTCTTTGCTGATCTCCTTTGCGGTGAGCCCTTCCAGGTCACAGCCGATAAACAAGAAGCCGCTGACAGGCTGATAGCCGATAACGCCTTGGTCCTAAAGGCCCATGAGATAGCGATGTCCATGGTGCGGAACGGCACGGGCATATTCAAGGCCCGGTTTGATAAAAGAGGTTACATAGATGTTATCAATCCGAGAATCTGGTTTCCGGTGGTGTCACCCGATAGCACTGAGTTTGTGGCTCACGTTTTGGCTTGGTCCTTCAAGGAAGGATCGGAGGAGTTCGTTCGTGCTGAGATCCATGAGAAAGGCACTATCACAAATAAGCTCTTCCTGGTCGAAGGTGGCAAACTCAAAGATGCTCTTCTAACGAGATTTGAGCGCTACTCCAAAATCCCCCCAGTTATCAAGACAGGCGTAGATGGCTTCCTGGTCGTGCCGGTGCAGAACCTCTTAGGCTCTGATGGTGTTTACGGCATGGATGATTACAGCGATATGAACGACTTGGTTAAGGAGCTGGAGAAGAGGCTTATCCAGAACTCCAGAGTGCTAACCAAACATGCCGATCCTTCTATCTCTGGTCCTGCATCCAAGATAGACGTTGACCCATACTCAGGAGAGGCCGTGGTGGTAGGTGGCGGGCAGTATTATGGCTACAATCAGGGCGAGCCACAGCCCGCTTATATGGTCTGGAATGCCCAACTTCCCGCTGTCTTCCAACAGATCGACCAGATAATAGAACGGCTCTATATGGTCTCTGAGCTATCCCCCGCTGCTCTCGGAGAGCTGAAGCAGGGTCTTGCAGAGAGCGGCTCAGCCTTGAAGCGGTTAATGATGGCTACCTTAGCAAAGGTCAATCGGCTGAGGCTGAGGCTTGATCCTGGCACAAGGGAGATCCTGAGAGTGACAGCCGCCCTTGAAGTCTTAGGCCGTGGTGCAGGTGCGGCCCAACTTGGCAATATCCGCATTAAATGGCAAGATGGCCTGCCACGCGACGAAAAAGAGGAGACCCTTCTTGAAGTCGAAAAGAAGAAGGTAGGTCTTACCACAGTAACCAGCTCTCTGAAGAGATTGGAGCCTGAGATGGATGACGCCGCCAGGCAGGTAGAAGCTGCATCCATCCTGAAGGAGAATCCGCCTAAACAGTGGCCTTATTGAAGTAGGGGCGTGTAACTTGGAAGAACTGCCCCTCTTTTCTCAGCCCATTTGCTTAACCAGAAGCCGCCAAATATTTTTATAAATACCTTTCCAGCTCGATAAGTATGGGTGTGGGCGATGGAAAAGGCCCTTACAAATTCCGCTACCAGTGGCAGGATTGACCGTTATCAGGCACCGCACAAGTGTACTTGATCGCTATTCCTATACTCTTTGTTTTCTGACTTTGCCAGAAGTGGATTTAGGCCGATTTGACCAGGCCGTGAAGGTTGTATAATTCAGTATATACAACTCTCTATACACTGCCTTATTAGGATAATACTTGCTGTAGTTTGCCCTTTAAGGATAATTTTATATATTAAGCGGTGTATTGTCAATATATCCCCAGCACCGGGACAACGGGTATACCCATGCCCGCCTCCAAAGGGGGATCTCATCTCCTTGCCCCCTTCCCGGCCCTGGTGACAGGTTCACGAAATCCTCTTAAAATTTCGGGGTACATTATGCCAGACGATGACAAGAAATTCACTCAGGCCGATGTGGACAGGATTGTAGGAGAAAGACTCTCCAGAGAGAAGGCAACCCATGGAGATAACGAGGTCCTAAAAGCCGAAAATGCGACCTTGAAAGCCTCTTTAGCATCCGAGCAAACCGCACGCATTGGCCTTGAAGGTAAGATAGCCACTTCGGAAGGGACCGCCCTTAAGGCGAAGATCGCCAAAGAGGAGAAGCTTCCAGAAGGATTAATCCCACTCATCACGGGCAAAACTGAGGAAGAAATCAGAGCGAATATGAAGATCATGGCTTCTGCCTTAGGACCAGGCCCGGCAATTGGAGGCGAGACAACCCCGCCTACTCCTGCCCCAACGCGCTTCACAAGGGCGCAGATTGACAAGATGGCACCGGAGGACATTGAAAAGAACTGGAAAACCATTGAGGCCCAAATGGCTGATGGTTCTCTAAACCGGTGATTCGATGACAATAAACAACTTTATCCCAACTATATGGAGCGCAAAGCTCCTGGCGAGCTTGAAGAAAGACCAGGTCTTTACCCAGGCCGGTGTCATGAATAGGGACTACACGGGCGAGCTTAGCGG